GAAGCTTCTGATGAAGAAGTGGACGAAGCAGCTGATGAAGAAGTAGAAGAGGCAGAAGAAGAAGCCAAAGAAGCTACAGCTAAAACAGCAGGCGAAGAAATGCGCGAATACGTAGAAAAAGTAAGCGCATCAATGGGCGATAACGGTGACAACACAAAATCACCACATGCAAGCCCAAACAAAATGGGAGACGGCACTACTGCTAACATCGTAAAAGGCGGTGAAGAAAAGGGTGGCGACCATGCTGGTCTAGGTGACATGAATGCTAAAGAAGACAACGCAGGGAACAGAAACACTCCAGGCGGTATGTCTGCTAAGAAAGGCACAAAAAATGAGCCGGGCCATGGGGCTGAGAAAAAAGGTAAGCCCGAAAACGCAGCTGACAAGAAGTCAATGATTGGCAGCTAAGTAAGGACTTTATGAATGAGAAACTTACGAGAGCATATGACATTTGACCAAGCAAGAATGGTCGTCGAGTCTGCTAATGAAGGAAAAGACTTGTATATGAAGGGTATTTGTATACAAGGCGGAGTACGCAACGCTAACCAGCGTGTGTATCCTGTAAATGAAATTGGCAGGGCTGTCAAAACTCTCAACGATCAAATCAGCGGAGGTTATTCAGTTCTCGGCGAAGTAGATCATCCAGAAGGACTTAACATAAACTTAGATCGTGTATCACACATGATATCTGAAATGTGGATGGACGATGCAAATGGTTATGGAAAATTAAAAATCTTACCAACCCCAATGGGACAGCTAGTTAAAACAATGCTTGAAAGCGGAGTTAAACTAGGTGTTTCATCTAGGGGCTCTGGTAACGTATCAGAAGACGGTAGCAATACTGTTTCAGATTTTGAAATAATCACCGTGGACGTTGTGGCACAGCCAAGCGCCCCTGGTGCATATCCAACACCAATCTACGAACATTTAATGAATGCTCGAGGAGGATATAAGGCTTACGAACTAGCTCAGGCAACAAAACATGATGACAAGGCACAAAAGTATCTAAAGGAATCGTTGATTAACATAATCAACAAACTCCAGTAAATTAGGAGAAAGTAATGATAGATGCACTGAAAACACTCTTTGAAAATGACGTAGTTTCCGAAGAGATCAGGGCTCAAATTGAAGAGGCATGGGAAGCAAAGGTTCGCGAAAATAAAATGTCTGCGACAGCAGAACTTCGCGAAGAATTTGCTCAGAAGTACGAGCATGACAAGCAAACAATGGTTGATGCTATTGATAAAATGCTTGAAGAGCGTCTAGCTGAGGAAATTTCAGAATTTGCTGATGATCGTAAGCAACTTGCAGAAGCAAAAGCAAAATATGCTATTGCAATGCGTGAAAACTCAGAGCTTCTAAAAGGTTTCGTTGTAGAACAACTACAAAAAGAAATTAAAGAACTACATGCAGATAAACTAGCAATGCAAGAAAACTATGCAAAACTAGAAGAGTTTGTAGTTGACGCCCTATCAAATGAAATTGCAGAATTTTATGAAGATAAAAAAGATTTGGCTGAAACAAAGGTACGCCTTGTACGTGAAGCCAAAACACACTTCGCTAAAGTTAAGAAAAACTTTATCGAAAGAAGTGCTACAGCAGTATCTGAAATGGTTGGTAAACAACTTAAGAGTGAAATTACTTCACTCAAAGAAGATATTGAATCAGCACGTAGAAACGACTTTGGTCGTAAAATATTTGAAGCATTTGCAAATGAGTATAGCATGAGTCACTTAAACGAAAAGAGTGAAACTGCTAAACTTCTAAAAGTTATTGACACTAAAGACAAGCAACTTTCAGAAGCAAAAGCATTTGCTGCAAAAGCGAAAACAATTGCAGAATCAACAAACAAAGAAAAGCAGCGTTTGATTGAAGCAGCAAATCGCAAAGAGATTATGAACGAACTGGTTGCGCCACTAAGCAAAGACCAGCGCGAGATTATGACAGACTTACTGGAAAGTGTACAAACTGATCGCTTACGCAAGCAGTTTGACAAGTATCTTCCATCAGTTATTGACGGCGGGACTCCAGCAAAGCAGAAGGCAGTACTAGCAGAAGGCAAAGAAGTAACAGGCAACCGTGACGAAGTGTCACATACTAACGTTAGTAGTAAACCAGCAGATGATAGCAATGTCTTAGACATTCGTCGTTTAGCTGGCTTAAATTGAGGAGATAATTATGTCAGAACTACTAGAAAGTCGCTGGCAAGATACCAAAAGCGCACTTCTTGAAGGCCTAGCAGGCAATAAGAAAGCAGTTATGGCAGCTACTTTGGAAAATACACGCAAGTATTTGTCAGAGAGTGCTACAGCTGGTGCTACATCTGCCGGTAATGTCGCAACACTTAACCGTGTTATACTACCAGTGATCAGACGTGTGATGCCAACAGTCATCGCAAACGAATTAGTTGGCGTTCAGCCAATGACTGGTCCAGTGGGTCAAATCCACACACTAAGAGTTCGCTATGCGGACACAGCAGGCACAGGCGCAAGTGGCGCAGTTGCAGGCGAAGAGGCTCTAAGCCCATTCAAAATTGCTGAAGCATATTCAGGTAATACTACAAGTGGTAAAGCCGATGCAACAGCAACACTTGAAGGACAAGCTGGTAACAGAATGTCAATTCAAATCTTGAAACAAACTGTCGAAGCAAAGACCAGAAAGCTATCAGCTCGCTGGACTTTTGAGGCAGCTCAAGATGCACAGTCAATGCACGGAATTGACGTTGAAGCTGAAATCATGGCTGCTCTAGCACAAGAAATTACTGCTGAGATTGACCAAGAAGTTCTTGCTTCACTAGATACACTAGCAGGCACAGCCGCTGAAACATATGACCAAGCAGCAGTTTCAGGTACAGCTACTTTCGTTGGTGACGAACACGCAGCACTTGCAGTTCAAATCAACAGAGTTGCTAACTTGATTGCACAGCGTACACGCAGAGGTGCAGGTAACTATGCAGTTGTTAGCCCATTCGCGCTAACAATTCTACAGTCTGCAACAACTTCAGCGTTTGCACGTACAACTGAAGGTACATTCGAAGCACCAACTAATACTAAAATGGTTGGTACATTGAACAATGCAATGAAAGTGTATGTAAATACTTACAGCGCAGACAACGCAGCAGTACTAGTTGGTTACAAGGGTTCAAGCGAGTCAGACGCACCAGCGTTCTACTGCCCATACATCCCACTAATGAGCAGCGGTGTTGTACTAGACCCAGCAACATTCGAACCAGTCGTGAGCTTCATGACACGTTACGGATATGTTGAGCTATCTAACACAGCTTCTTCACTAGGTAACGCAGCTGACTATTTAGGTAAAGTTGCTATCACAAACGGCAACGTATCTTTCAGCTAAGTTTAAACTTAACTAAAACGAAAATAGGCCCTACGGGGCCTATTTTTATG